GTACATCTGCATTATCTAATTTAAGAATCAACGCTCTGATTCCAGCATCAGTAATGTCAGCAGCATTAGATGAGTTGCCTGTGTAAGCTGTAGTACCAGTAGAACCGATATACGCTGTTTCCCAAGCTGCTGCGTCATCTCCACCTACTGTTCCACTGTTTAAGCCTTCCCATAAGGTAACTAAATCATCATCGACTTGCTTTGCGAGTGCATAGCCAGCATCATCAACATAGAACTTTCTCATCGACGTAAGTGATTGTACCTCTGCAATATCCTCAATAAGCTTAGAATATTCATAATGCTTATTGATAGACACGGTGACAGCAGTATTAGTTGCTGCCGATAGTGTTACTTGTGTGTTTGCTGCTTTAGCACTAGCTGAACCTCTTGCGGGGACTGGAATATGCAAAGAATCGCCCTTCTTCCCTTTGTGAGATAGCTTAGTTACTAGATTAGCAACCACTAGATTAGACTTATATGCACCTATAACTTCATTGGACCATAGTTCTGGAATGAAGTTGTTAGCTACAGAAGTCGTTACTTGGTTTGTACCCAAAGCCATTTTACTTCTCCTTTATAGTATTATTATTTAACCCTTCCCTCCGCATACGCTGACATAATTTCATCAGACAGCGATTCGTAACGAGATGGGTCTGTTACCTGTAGATTGATTAAGTCTGATCTACGGTAAACCTTCTTTCCGCCTATAGAATCTGAAGTAGAACGAGTCTCAGTTGTTGTGGCTTTAAGTGCTTTATCTCTCTTTTGACTTTCTGCTTTTTGAACCTCTTTTGTGCGGTCAATCATGTTGACCTTATCGAACATATCGAATAGTTCTATAGCATAGTCAGGTCGATAATCACTATCTGCCTTCTTAAACATTTCAGTTCGTATCTCGGAAGCACCCACCCAATCTTGAAACTCTTTAGTGGCTACTCTTTCTTGCCAATCTGGGTATGCTTTCTCCAGGACACCGACTTGATGTTGTTGTTGCTGGATTTTTCGTTCTTGCCTTGCTTCTATTAATTCTGGATGATTTTCTATAGCTTTGTTTACTGCCTCGGCAGGATCACTATAAAACTGATCTTCAAAATTAACAGCTTCCTCTTTAGTTGGAGTAGCTTCTGTTGCTCGGTTTTGAGATTCCATTAGGCTTTGAATTAATTTGCGTTGCTCACCAACTTCGCTGGCTTGCTTGCCCATCATCTTCTCGACATTCTGGTACATCTCTACTAACTCTTCTGTTGATTTCCCAGCAAACTTTTCAGGAACTTCAAACTCAGGTTGTGGAGTTTCTTCCGCCTGTGCCTCTTGTGTAACTTCTTCGGTTGTTGCTTCTTCTGTTACTTGTTCCTGTTCATTTGTTATTGGTGCATCCGTTGAAGATGCTTCATCTACTACTATACTTGACATATGGTTCTCCGCCCCTGTGGGGTTATGAAGTTATAAGATTGTGGAGTCTTACAAAGAGTTAATCTTCGTTAGATTGTTCCATCGTGATTTTTGTTGTATTTTCTAAGGTTAGTAAAAACCTTAAAATATTCAACGAACCTTTAGCTGCCCAAAGGTCTTTTTCATCAGACATTGTGTCGATATTGACCACACTAGCCTCGATGTTCTCTAAATCAGCAATAAGGTCGAGCCATCCTTCGGTCTCCATCATTGCTAATCTATCTTCTATAAAACGGTCATCTGTTTTTGGCATGGATGATTGTCGTTTATAAAATAATTTGTTTAAAAATGATTCATGTAAAAATCAAATTCTATTTCTAAATCTTGTATGTCGGTCTTTTCATATTCGTTTCTAATATAATTCCACCACTCTGAATTTGTTTTTAAATTATTGTCTGTCATGGCTCTGCTAGACATGATAAAACCAATCATATTATCTTTAGTGGGTTTTTTTGTCATCATTCCCATACTATACCACCTTTTATTGAATACTTCCGTTTACTGCTACTTTTTGACTTGCTTCTCTTGCTTTAGCAAGGTTAAGAATAGTCTCTGATTGTAGATGATCTACTTCAGGGATATTTCTAGCTGTTTCTGAGCGTTTATTCTCAATATCAGCAGCAGTTTTCTCCAAACTAATAGCATCTTTTTGTAATTTAACAATGCGTTGTTGGAAATCAATTTCGTCAGGCTGATTAGTCATGGCTTCTGACTGCCACTTCATCGCTTTAGCCTTTTCTTCTTCAGCTTCAGCCAATGTTTTCTGAACATCTGCTTGTGCTTGTTGCATTTGCAGTTCCATAGCCATCTGTTGCATTTGTTGCTCTTGTGGGTTAGGCTCATTGCCTTGCATAAGGGCATTAACAATTTGATCTCTATTGTGAATAGATGAGTTTTGGAATAATGCCAACAAAATAACATTGAAAGCAGGTGAGTCTTTGGGGATGGACTGAAGCATTTGAACCATTTGTTGCATCTCTAGCTCTTTAGCCATAATGCCCATCGTAGAATAAGGGATAAACTTGTAATCACTTACAGGGTATCTGTCTACATCAAACTGAATCTTCCTCCACATTGCTTTATTAACCATTGGAATAAGGAATGTATTTTGGAAATTCATTAAGGTGCGTTTCTGTCTCTTAATAGATGCTGATTGCATCATTGACATACCACTAGCAGTATCGTTTTGAGTGTTTGTATCTAAAGACCCTGTACCCATTTGAATCATGTTTTGTAGGCTTTGAACCTGCATAAAGGTTGATTGGTCTGTAGTTCCCATGTCAAGTGGCATTATCGCATCTCTAGGATTGCCATTTGTTAGTACAGTTTTTCCTGGTCTGACGCTAAATTTGTTACCCCGTGGAATACGAGTCGCATCGGCAGCCATCATTGGTGTTGTTGTGAGTGCTAGAGAGTCAATTCTCGCCCTCATTTCAGCATCTAAAGCCTTTTGACAGTTGTATGCTTTTTCAGCCACACCTCTACCCCAAAACTTATTTGGTACGATGTCGTGCTGGTAGGATATAAAAGGTCTATCTTCCATCATAAAAGCGTTTTCTTCTACTCTTAGGATGTGTTCGTCATTACAGATCGTAACTACAGCTTCAACCAATTCATTTGAATCAGATTTATCGTATTCAAAGTCATCTTTGTCTACACTTTCTTTTAAGAAGCGTCTAGGTACTTTACCCCAATATTCTGTAATCTTAACTGAGTCAGATTCATCAGCACTCTTTGTTTCAGGGTCGTAGCTAATGCGTGTAGTTTGATAATCACCATCAAGAGGTACATCACGGTAAATGCCAGAGCGTATACCCTCAACAACATGGTATCTAGGCTTAATTACCTCGTGGGCGACACCTAAAGCCTCATCTATCGAGTTCGCACTAGGGTCAATCAGAAATTCTTTAGGGGATATAGGTTCGATTCTAACATCTATGGAAGGGTATTCGACCAATTGTCGAGTGGTAGTGAGAGTGCCTGCGACTGGCACTTCTGCGGGAGCTTTTTCGATAGTCTGATCAACTACTATCTTACCTATACCCGTTCCATAAATACTGGCATTGAGAAAGACTTCACAAATAGCGTCCTTGACACCTGTTTTTTCTAAATCTTCCTGCAATAAATTTCTTATATATTCGGCATCGCTTGGATCTTGGTCAAGCATGTCATCCATGATATCAAACCACTTGCCTCGTGTAAAAGTAGCCTCTTCCAATTCTGCTACAGATGATTCAATTGCTTGTTGGAGGGCGGGAGCAATTATTCTTGACTTTTCAGACTGCCTAGTTCTATCTTCAGCAGACCATATACCCCTCCAAAGTCTGTAATATTCATCCCAGATTTGGGTGTAATTCATATCTCTATGAGTTCGCCATGTTTCTAGCCTATGATTAAGCCATCCAGCTAATGCTTGGTATTTGGTTTCTTTATCCATACGGGTTCATGTGGTCCTTTATAAAGATATATGAAGTTCCCTAATATTATACCCTAAAATAGCTCTAAAACCTTTGTATTTGCTTATATAGGATAGATTTAGTTAAAACAAGGGGTAGGGCAGGGTAAATAGAAATCGTGGCTTAAATCAAGGCTAATGAATCTTGCGGTCTTGTTCTTCTACTTCGATATAACCATCTAAAAGCATCTTACAGATAGTCATATCAACCATTTCAGAGTTAGAAAAGGTCTCAAATTTCATTTCTTCAATCATATTGGCTATTATTTGGCAGGCAATAACATATCTTGTCTTGAAATTATCTTCCGCTTCAGAATAAACAAGTATTTCGTTAAGTTCTTCTTCGCTTAAATCTCCAAAATCAAAATCTTCATCCATATTAATACCCCGCTATTGCATCTGTAGGCTGCCAATCGTCATCTAACTCAATAGAGTGTGCAAAATCAGCAACAGACACTTGGTCAATGTAGGCTAGGGCATCTAATAGATCGTCATGTGCCATACGATTAGGAAAATCCATCATTTGACCTACAAAAACCTTCCAATCTCTCTTTTCGTTGAAGGAAATCTGCCCATGTTCCATTCTTCCTTGTAATGCCCAGGTAATTCTGTCGTTTTTCTTCTTACCACCGTGCCTGAGTTCAATAATTGAGACCCATTTACCCTCAGTACGCATTTCATCTTCCAAATAAGGCAAGATTGCGTTTCTAAGTGATCCTGTTTCTATGCCAACGGTAGCTGATTCGACTTTTAAAGCTGAGTGTAGTATCTTTTTGGCAGTTTCTTTAATGTTCCAGCGACCGTGAAGGATGTCTTTAACCCACCACTTATCTCTATCTATCTTGACAATCGCTATTGCTGTTTCGTCTAGCCTGGAGCGTTTTAGATTTCTCTCTTTTTCTATTGCCTCAAAGCCAGCAGGGTCAATTGCAATGACATAATTACCTTCTTCTGGTTCTTCATCGACCTTAAACCATTCTTCTTTAAAGATTCCACCTGAACCTGTCTCAAAAGATGCTTCAAACTCTTGTCTAAAAGCCATAGAGGACATATTTTTTCTTGCAGCTTCAATTTCCTCTTCAGGTAGGAACGGATTATCCGTTGAGTTAAACTGAAAGGCATCCCATTCATCATCTTCAAGTGCTTCGTTGTACAAATCATAAAAGTGATTCTTAGAAGCGGGCGTACCAATCATGAGACAACTGCCTTTCACATCTGCAAGCGTGGGTCTAATTATCTGTTCCCATACAACAGGCTTAATATTTGCCATTTCATCCATCACGACAAATGCAAGTCCAGCACCACGAAGGGTCGATTCCCTATCTGAACCCTTTAAATATATCTTCCTGCCATTTATAAGGGTAAGAGTAGCTGTATTTTCATGTGCTTGAGCAATTAAATCTCGACCTAAATCCTTTAACAATTCCCACATAATATCTTTGGCTTGTTGAAAGGTGGGTGCGACATAATACACATCTTTGCTTGTAGACTGAATAGCATTAATTAATAACATCCAAGCAGATAAGTAAGACTTACCAAATCGTCTACCCGCAGCAACTATCTTAAATCGTTTCTTAGAATGAAATATTTGTAGTTGAGCGGGGTGTAGATCAATGTTTAACTCAGCCATTACGCAGCAACCACCTTTGCTTGTTGTTTTAAGCCTTGAAGTATGTGAACTATGACATCAACAGTCCAACCATTGCCTAAAGCCTTGTAGCGTTGTGTGTTAGATATACCTTCAGTATAGTTATCAGGTAAGGTTTGTAATCTTTCACAATCTATTGGGCTAAGCTTGT